ATGCTTACCGAGCTCCCCGCACTGCTCCACAACGCCGACGATTTCTCCGACCGGCTCCAGAAGCTCCAGGACGCCGATGCGGTGACCGACAGCACCATCGCCGAGGTCTACGACCTGCTCAATGACTACCAGGCCGATTCCCCGACAGTCGAGAACGCTGCGGGCCAGGTCGTAGCCGAGGGCGATGCTGCACGCAAACTAATCGCCGAGCGTATTATCGAGGCCTTGATCAAAGATCTCGTTTTCCGCGTCAATGACGGCATCGACATCGAGCCCCGCGAGCTCTACGTCAAGCTGGAGCGTTGCGTCAAGGTTCGTAGCCAGGATGACGCCGAGCAGGAAAACATCGACGAACTCCGTCGACAGATCCATCGCACTGCGAAGACTTGGGGTGAGGATATTGACGCAGGAGATGAGGGTCGTGGACGTGAGTGACGCCCGGAGTCCCTACCGGCCGGATCGGCACATCCAACGCGATGAGATCCGCGAGGCAATTAAAGACTCCTTAGCCGGCTACGATGGAGATCCACGCCACGTCCTCCTATACGCGGGTCTCGACTATCTGCGCGAACACCCAGATCTCGACTATCCGGTCCAGACGCTCAACAAGAAAGCAGGTATGCACCCGGCTGATCTTTCGGAAGCTATCAAGAGCGTCGAGGCTCATCTTCAGCAACGCAAAGATGCATGGATTGAGGACTAAAACGTGTACGCCGAAGAAGAACCGACCACCCTCCTCGACGCACTCTCGGATTGGCAGCGTTGGGCGCGGGTCGTAGCTGACGAGGCAGGCCAGCACGGCACCAAAAAAGCAGTTGAACGCGTCCGCATGACGGAGGAAGAACAGAAGGCCGTCTCCAGGCTCTACGCTGGGCATCAGGCGATCATCGAGGGCATCTGCCGAGACGCCTACGACGCCCGGGTGCGAGCCAAAGAGGACGAGCCAAGCGTCTCCCTCGAAGATGTCGAGCAGGAGGCCTACATCCTGCTGCTCCGGGCCCTTGTCCGTCACGAAGGAAAACGAGACTTCGAGCGCTTCCTCCGGCGTCCATTCCGGGACCGTGTCCAAGACTATCTGGATAGCAGACTGGAGCACTACCCGAACGAGCCCGCCGAGGACCGCGATCCCCTGCCCTCGACTACAAGCTTCGAGCACCTCGATATTGTTCTGGTCGTAGACGAGCTCGTCGAAAACCTACGGCTTTCCGACACGGCCGAGGAGCAGGCTGAGCTCGAAAATCTATGGGCGGAGATCCGGGGTATTTCGGGCAGTCACCCCCCGCAGTAAGTGAGGGCATCCCCCACTTCTTTGCATACCGCCCCCGCCGTCATGTCCCGCCCCGAGTCGTCTGGGGCTGGGGGGCGAGTCTGTTGCCTGTAGACTCTTTCGATCCCTCCATAAACACGCTCCATTACCTATGGAAGTACAGAACGCACATCTCCTCAACTCTTTTCGAGCCCTCCGATCCCTAGCCCAGGCTCCTCTCCCCGGTGTGCACGCCCTTTCAGTACGAGACGCCCTTGCGGATGCTCAGGACAAGGTACAACGTCTCGAAGAGCTCAGGCAGGACCTCCAACAGCGAGAGGACCTCACCGACGAGGAGGCAAACGAGGAATACAGGCAGGCTCTCGCGAAGACAACCGATATTGGTTCGGACCCGATCCCCGAGCAGGCGTTCAAAGCTGCTATCTCCGAAGTACAAGTCTCCGCGGTTGGGATCGACGCCCTGGACTGGATTATCGGGGACGACGAGTAGCCACACTCGTTATCGCCGAAGGAAGATACGCCACACACTGTATATACTAGCGACGGCCGTACAGATCGGTGGAAGGTAAAAGTAGGCCGGAGGTCCGAGCGAGATGAGAATTCCGATCGATACGAATGACCCGAACAGGAGAATGAAATGCGGAACTACTCGACGCACCATCTTCGTCCGACCGAATCGGACCTGGGACTCAGCACTTCTCACGATGACTTAGGGACCTGTAACCGTGCCCAAGAGCAACGGCGACGACACAAGCAAAACCACCGAAGACCCAGCCCCACCCCACAGCGAGGGTCGCGCGTACGTGATCGATCCTCAGAGTGACGAGATCCCCTTCAATAACCCGGAGTTGCAGGAGCTATGGCAAGGTTTCCGCGTCAATCAGCGCCAGTTCGTGAACCGCAGGGTGCAGTGCGGCTCCGACAAGGAAGCGGCTCAGGAGTTGGGGATGTCGAAGTGGACGCCCTGGTCCTGGGACGACAAAGAGGAGGTCAACCGGGCCGTTGAGTTGATCATCAACGAGAAAGCCCGTGCCAAGGCAAAGGCCATCGACGAGGCCGCCTACTACGCCATCGAGCGGCTACGGAAGATCGTCCGCCACTCTGACAACGATATGGCAGCCGTGAAAGCCAGCGACACGCTAATCGAGCAGGCGATGGGTAAGGCCGTCCAGAAGAGCGAGATTGACCTCGACGCGGATATGGACACAGGGGACCTCGACGCAGCGATCGACGAGCTGGCCGAGGCCCTCGATGAGGGTAGGGATTAGTCCCAGAGGCCTTTCATGTCAGCTTCCAGCTCCTCATCGACGATGTGGGTGTAGATCATCGTGGTCGAAAGGTCGCTGTGCCCGAGCGCCTTCTGGACCTTGCGGATGTCGTTTGTTTTGCGGTAGAGCCGCGTGGCGAAGGTGTGACGCAAGGTGTGAGGCGAAACGCGGTCGAGTTCTTGGATCCCGGCTCGCTCCGCGTACCGTTTGACTGAACGCCGGAGCTGGGACGTGGCGACCTGCGTGCCCTTGTTGGTTGGAAGCAAGTACTCGCTCTCCGGCCTCCTCCCCATCCACTCCTTCACCTCTTCCAGAAGCTTGTCGCCGACGTAAACGACGCGGTCCTTCGCTCCCTTGCCGTTGCGGATGTTGATACGGCCGGTCATCAGATCGAGGTGCTCCAGCTTCAGGGCCACTGCCTCGCCGACGCGAAGCCCGGCCGCAAGCATCAGTCGCATGTAGAGGTAGTCGCGGTGCGGGCCGTAGTAGCGGTCGTTCGGCTGGTCGAGTAGACGCTTGACCTCCTCGTCGGAAAGGACCTTCGGGAGCTTGTCGGGGCGAGACATAGAGAAGTGCGGACTGGAGTCGATTGTTACGGTATTGCTTAGAATCGATACGCATTCACGTCGTTTCGGGCGTGGGCTGAAGATTTACTGACAAACGTAACGCATTCACGAGATAGGGCTCGACCTTGGTTGAGCCGGACGGCGATAGAAAGGAGTGGCTCCAGTTCGTGGAGGAGATCCAGCAGATGCTCGACGGCCGTACCGTCGAAGAGCGGAAGCAGGCCCTCCGCGAGGCTCTCACGGAGAAACAGATCAAGAAGCTCCTGGCAGAGCCCTACTTCCTCTTCCGCGACAAACAGCTGGAGGTGCTGGCGTCCGACGCCGACACCATCATGGTGAAGGCCGGTCGTGGATGGGGAAAGAATTTCTGCGGAGCCCACTGGACCCTTGAACAAGCGCGGCGGCGACCGGGCGCCGAGATTGCCCTCGTTGCCGACAGCGCGGCCGATGTCCGCGATTACATGGTGGTTGGTCCCAGCGGCATCGAGACGCTCGCCCCGCCCGACTTCGAGGCCAACTACCAGTCCTCTAAGCGACGCATATCGTTCAACAACGGAGCCGAGGCAATCCTATTCTCGGCTGAGAAGCCTGGCCAGCTGCGCGGATTTTCGGGCGAGATTGTTTGGTGGGACGAGGCTGCAAAGAGCCGCTACCGGGCAGAGGTGCGGGACCAGATCGACTTCGTGCTCCGGGAAGGTGAGCACCCGCAGCTGTTAGTGACGACGACTCCGAAACCCTACGCCACCATCAAGGAGCTCGCCGAGGAGAGCCACGTCATCGAGGGTGATACCTACGAGAACAAGGCCAATCTCAGCGACCGCTACATCCAAAAGCTCAAGGAGAGATACGAGGGCACGACCAAAGGCCGGCAGGAGATCTACGGGGAGATCGTTGACGCGGCCGGAGACCTCTGGGACTGGGATGACATCGAAGGTGCACAGCTCCATCGGGACGCCCAGGATACTCTGTCCGACCCGGAACAGGAGCCGAAGATCATCCGCCTTGCCATCGGCCTCGACCCTTCCGTGAGCGACGCAGCCGGTGACGAGTGCGGTATCGTTGTGGTGGCCAAAGGCTCCGACGGGCTCGCCTACGTGCTGGAAGACCTTTCAGGCCAGTACACGACCACCGAGTGGGGCGCTATCGTCACGGCCGCCTACCAGGGTAAGCTCAACCGCACCAACGAGTACCTCGGCCGCAAGCACGATATCTCCAAGCGGAAGTACCCGTGGCCTCCAGCGGACATCGTCCCGGCCGAAACTAACCAAGGCAAGGACCTTGTCGTGGGCCAGCTCCAGACCTACGGCATCGTCAACGTCGGCTCCATTCACGCCCAACGTTCGAAGGAGGCGAGGGCCGAGCCGGTCTACAGCTTATACGAGCAGGGCAAGGTTCGGCACGTCGGCTCCCATCCCGATCTCGAAGAACAGATGACAGAGTTCCTGCAGGAAGACACCGACACCGATAGCCCCGACCGGGTGGACGCTCTCGTCCACGCCATCGACACACTTCTCCTCGACGGCATCGGGGATCGAGAAATCAGCTCTTACAGACTTTAGGACATCAGGGAATGTCCCTCTCCGAAATCACCAACAAGCACTACAGGGACAAGAAAGCCCAGTGGACGACGGCCGAGCAGATGTACACCGGCGAGTTTGAGCCGTCTCAGCTCCTGCCCCGCGGGCCCTACGAGGCGGAGCGTGTCTACAAAAAGCGCGTCCAAATTGCGGACCATCACCGCCACACCGCCACGCTCATTGGCCGCCTGAGCGGGAGCCTGATGCAGCGCGGCGAAGACGTCGAGCGAGAGACCGGCGAAGTCCCGGCCGACCTCCTCTCCTCCATCGGGCCTGATGGGGAGAGCTACCGCCAACAGTTGAGCAAGCTCGCCGACTACCTGCTCTTGTTCGACGAGTGCTGGATCTGGGTCCGACCCTCCGGCGGGGAGGCCGAGATGCACGTCGTCAACCCGCTTCGCGTCCCGCGCTGGGGCGATGGCCGGGCACTTATGCTCGGCCAGCGGGAGACCAGCTCCTCGCTGATGGAGCGGCAGGAGACCGAGACGACCTATACGCTGCACAAAGCCGGCTCCTACGAGACCTACGTCGAGGCTGAGGACGACCCGAACCGGGACCGGAAGCTCGTCGAGGAGCTTTCCGGCGTCTACGGTGCCGAGGGTGAGGCGTATTTCGTGAATGAGGACGGCCGTCCCCACGCTCCGCTCATCCGCCTGCAAATGCCCTGGGAGAGCCCGTTTGGCCTGGCGATCGCCGAGTCCCATCAGCAGCTGTTCAAAATGAGAAATGAGCTGGACATGGGCTCGACGGCCGGGCTCAACAGCTCCATCGCCACCATTACCGGAGTCACCGACGAGGACCGCGAGAAGAAGATCGTCACGGCCCTCAAGGACGGCGACCAGCTCGTTTTCATGCCGGAGGAGGCGAGCATGGACGCGTTTGAGCTCGGCACCGGCAACATCGAGGCGGCCGAAGCCCGCGTCGAGGCGAAACGCAAGGACATGTACCGGACGGCCTACCAGACGCTGGAGGAAGCGAGCCGCTCGGCCACCGAGTCAGCTATCGAACACAGCCAGGGCCCGGCCGCGGCCCTCGCCACGCTCGCCGGGACCATGGAGTCGGCCGAGGAGACGATCCTCCGGTTCGTGGAGCAGAGTCTGAATCTGGCCGACTACGGCGGTCCCAATCCCCAGAAGTCCTCCATCACCATCACCTGGCCCCGCGACTTCCAGCGCGTCGAGCTGCAGGGCGAGGACGAGTAGAATAAAACAGGGGGTGTTTCAGGTAGTCACCCCCCGCAGTAAGTGAGGGCATCTTCCACATCTGCCCTCACCCTACGCCCCCTCGCAGCGGTCAATGCGGGGCGCCTAGTCTCACGTTACGAGTCGCCTCTTAGCGCTGAAGAGCGCGTCCCAAGCACTGACTAGGACAGCAGATTATGCCTATCGTACGCACGGAAATAGACAACGAAGAAGTCGAGCTTGAAGTCTCTTCTGATGAGATCGAGCTCACCGAAGACGACGACCCGACCGACCTTCCCGGAGTCCAGAGCGAGCTGGATCGCGTGGCCGGCAAAACGCGAAAGTCCGCGAAGAAGACCGCCCGCAATCAGCTGAAGGAAGACGATGAGTTCTGGCAAGAGATAGCCCAGGCCCGGGGCATCGACCTTCGAGAAGAGGACCTGATGCCTAAGGGCGCCTCAACCGGTGAAGTCAAGGAGCTGAAGAAGGAGTTGGCCGAGTACAAGGACAAAGCCCAGCGCGTCGACGAGCTCGAAGAGCAGATGGAGCAGGCGCGAAGTCAGCGCCTCGAAAACCGCATCCTGAAGCATACCGAGGGTGTCAAGGACGACCTCAAGGACGTGTTCGTGGAGGAAGCGAAAAGCCGTTTTCGGTACGACCAGGAAGACGATGATTTTGTGCCTGTCGATGAGGAAGGCAATCCCCGATACGCGGCTGACACCGAAGACGTGATCCAGGAGCTCCGCGAGGAGCGGTCGAGCATGTTTCGCTCGAAAAGCGCAAACGACGGCCCGGACGTCAATCCTGGTTCAGGCTCCTCCAGCCCTGATACGGTCAGCAAAAGCGAGTACCTGAGCAAGGCAGAGACCATGAGCGAACAGGAGTTCGACGATTGGTCCGAAAACGTTGAAATCGAATAGCCCCTGCCCCTCACCCGCCTCACTCACGAGGACTGTGGGGATGGGTGCAGGCGAGTCGCAGGCGTAACCTGCCCATCCCCACTACTCCAACAGAGAATAAATTTTAGGCTAGCCACCCATGGCTACGAACAACGCGAATTTCGATCCGGTCAAGCTCCAGGGCCAGTTGGTTAATAAGCTGCGCATGAGCTTGGTCGTCTCCTCCATCACCAATCGGCGTTACGAGGGCGAGATTGAAGGCCCTGAGGACTCGGTCAAGATCCTTCGGCCAGTTGCCACCACCGTCGAGGATGCGGACGGCTCGAAGATGACCTACAACGAGACCCTCCAGGCGGAGGATTCGGTTCTGTCGATGGACCACAAGAAGCGGTTTGGGTTCGTCGCGAAGGACATCGACAACGCAGGCTCGCAGTACGGCGCCCAGTTCGCCGACGAGGACTTCCAGAAGGTCCTCCGACAGGCCCAGCAGTACGTGCTCGGCCTCTACACGGGTGGAGCCAGCGGCAATGAAGTCGACTACGCTAAGGTCGACCAGTCCACCAAGCAGGACAAGATCGACGCTCTGACCGCCGCCATCGGCGACGCCCGCACGGCCCTCGACAACCAGGAGGTCCCGGAGCGGAACCGCTGGATGGTCCTCCCCTCCGACGAGGCCAACCTGATCGAGGATGACCTCGCCAGCCGGCAGACCGAGTTTGGCGATGACGTGATCCGTAATCGGTACCAGGGCATGTACAAGGGCTTTGAGATCTATAAGGCCCCGAAGTCGCACTTCACCACGACCGGCACCTCTCCGGAGTACCGGCACGCGCCCTACGGCCACCGAAGCGCCATTACGTACGCGGACGCGATCGTGAATGTGGAGAGCGGTCGTCACCCGGACTACATCGGCGATTACTTCCGCGGGCTGCACGTCGCCGGCGCCACGGTTCTCCCGGGCCGCGACACCGCGCTTGGAGACCTCCGCATCAAGATCAGTGCGTAACTGATGACCCGCCTCTGAGCTGAGCTCCTGCTTGCTGCCTCCCCATCTCAGGGAGGCAGTAGCCGGGGCTTAGCATAGGCAAGCTGTAGGGCCTTTCCCGTGTCCGACTTCCTCCAGGACGTAGAGGGCAGCCTCTCCGACCGCGCCCAACGGATGGAGAATCTCAGCCAGAAAATTGACTGGGCCGAGCGGATGGTGATCGACCACTTCCGCGAGCACGATCGGGTCGACGACGATCCGATCCTGGACGATTACTACGACAGTGACGTCCGGCTCGACGGTTGGAAGGAGGACGCAAACGGGCAGCCTGACGTCGACACGATGGACGCGGATCTGGTTGCGCGTTTTCGGGAGTGTATGGTCCGCATCCTAGAGGCCTGGGCCGAAGATCCCGGCGAGGTCGAAAGTGAGATCCGGGGCGACCGGTCTTGGACCTACCGCGAAGACGCAGGCGACGTGCCTTCGACGGTCTACAATCCCCTCCAGCCTCGCGACGAGACCAGCAGCTTTGGGTTTGGCCTCTAAGATGCGACACGCAAACGCAGACATTGAGGTCTACCGCCCGGCCGAGGCCGATCATACCGGCACGGTGACCGAGGAGAAGCAGACGCTGATCCTCTCCCGAGCCGACGTGCAGGAGCAGGGCCGCAGCCTTCGCCGATTGAGGCAGGAGCACGAAGCAGGAGACGCGCTCTTGTTCTTGCCCGACGGCGAGATCGAGGGCGCCGAGCCACAGCCCGGCGAGCACGATCGAGTCGAGATCGACTACGACAACGGCCGGACGGCCGAGGGCACGCTGCAGGCGACCTACTACCTCGACGACAAGCTCTTGGTGACCCTCCAGTAATGCTCGAAACCGACCTCGATGCCAATCTGGACGGAGTTGCCGACCGGTTCGAGGCCCGGGTCGAAGAGCAGATGCTGAAGGCGGTCAAGGACACCGAGGACGAAGCCTTAGCGGTCGTTCCCGTCGACACCGGCCGGCTCAAGTCGACCATCGAGTCGGACTTAGACCAGAAGGAAGTCACCGCGGGAGGGGAGACCGCGCCCTACGCGATATACGTCCACGAGGGCACCTACAAGATGGAGGCGAGGCCTTTTCTCCGCCGCCCAGCCCTGAAGGCCCACAAGCGAGCAGCAGAGAGGCTCCGCGACCATGACTGATCTCATTTCCGCCGTAGTGGACGCCCTCGATGGGAGTATTTCCGTCGATGGGGAGACAGTCACGGTCTACATGCGCGGCCACGAGGAAGACGCGGTGCCATGTGTTATGGTCGAACGCCCGGAGGGCGACGGCCGCGGACAGATGGACGGATCCTCCCATCAGATGGTCCGCCTCGACATCAGAGTCCACGATAGAAAGGGCAATCTCCACGCCGGTAAGCCCTTCTACGCGCTTCGCCCGCAGACCATCGCCAACGAGGTCGAATCTGTCCTCAGCTCCGGCGTCACCGCATCCGGCACCGAGATCCGCTTCCTGAAGCCGGACCACGACCCACTCCCATCCTACGAGGCAGAGGGGCAGTCTGCCTACGACCATCTCCTCAGATACCAGCTCCTTTTACCCTAGACTTAGGATAGCCAATCATGGCAGCTCCCTCCGAACCACAGCCCGGCATCGGCGCGATCATCGTCGTCGGCGGGACCAAGATCGGCTCCCAGACCGAGGCCACGCTGAACCTTCCGGCCGAGAGCACTCAGATCACCACCAAGCAAAATTACGGCTGGGCCGAATCGCTTCCCGGCGTCACCGAGTGGTCGCTCGACTCCGGCAACCTGATCAAGGACTCGTCTGGTGATCCCTTTCTGTCCAACGACCAGGCCGATCGCACGAAGGTCGAGATCTTCGCCGACCGCACCGACGACTCGACGGACAACCCGCAGTACCACCCGATCCCTAAGCTCACGTCCGTGGACGTCACTCTGACGCAGGAGACCGAGCAGGTCTCGACTCACGATGGCGGGCTGGTGCAGGGTCTTTACTTGGGTCAGCGCAACATGACGCTCGACATCGAGGGGCTCTACCTCGATCCTAACGCCAGCGAGTCGGAGATCCAGGCGCTTCTCGATGCGCGATCGAATGGAGAGCGGCTGACGCTGAGGACCACCATCGATCAGTTCACCTTGGAGGCCGACTTCGCGCTCACCGATTTCACGCCCATGGACGGCTCGGCTGAGGCGGCTCCCATCAGCTTCAGCGCCTCCTTCGAGAGCGATGGCGTGGTCACGACGGGCGGTACGGACCTCGACTCCTCAGTTCAGCAGGTCTTTGACGCGTACTTCAACCAGACGCTCGTCACCGCCGGCCTGGAGCTCCACGACGACGCCGGCGCGATTAGCGGCGCCACGAAATTTGAAGGCGACGGTTACTTCACCGACGTCAGCTTCTCCGCGGAAACGGAAAGCGAGGCGTCCATGTCCGGCTCCATCCTCGGCGACGGCGCGATCTCCACGATCGACCAGAGCTAACCCTAACGTCTAACGACTTGTGCGGAGCCCTGGCCCTTAGCGGGGCCGGGCTCCGTGCTCACATGTACTCCGCACAAACGCACATCTGTCTATGTCTTTCGACAACAGTGTCTTCACCGAACCGCAGTCGGCCGAGGACAAGGCCCTCACCTTCGAGCTCAGCGGCCACGAGGTCGGCTGGCTCGCCGACGCCCTCGCCATCGAACGCGCCAAGGACCGAGGCGCCCAGCTCGGCGAGATCCTGGGCGAGCTCCAGAAGCTCGACGAGATCGAGGACGCCGCCTCCGTCGAAGAGGCGGCGAATCGTTTTGCCGACATGTATCCCGCAATCGCCCGATTGGTGTGGTTTGGGATGCTCCGCTTCAACGAGGATGTGAGCTTCGAAGCGATCCTCGGCGCCATCGACAACGACTCCCTGGAGGAGCTTCCTCTGGAGGAGATGATGGACCGGATCTTTCCTGACGAGGACGAACAGCTTCCGGAAGGCGAGGGAAAGTAACGTGGGGTTGGCTGACGCTCGACGAGGTGAAGCGCATCTTGTTTGAGGCCGGGTTCAAACCCCACGAGATCTACGATGTCCGACTGAAGGACATCCTCCTCTACAAGCAGGTCCACGAGCGCAAGCAGTGGCGCGACACCCAGCTTGTCATCGGCCTCCGCAACGACGTCAGAGGCATCGTCGGCGCCGATCCCATCGACCCGACCGGGCCCAAAAACGGCCGGGATGAAGAGGCAATCGAGGAGCTCGAAGAGCGTTGGTCCGACTGGATCGACGAACAGACTGATGACACTCAAGAATAGGCTCTAACACATGGCCGAGGCGGAGACGCTCACATTTCGCTTTGTCGAAGAGGGAATTGATGCTCTTCGAAAAGGCCTCGGCCAGGTGCAGTCCGATCTGGATGATACCGGCAAGCAGGCGAAAGAGAGTGCCAGCGATTATATCGCCGGGATGATCAAGATGCGGGACTTCACCGAGGAGGTGAACGGGGAGCTCCAGACGACCCTCGACCGGCTCGACAAGCTCGATGGCTCGGAGGCGTCGATCAACCTCCAGGCCGCCGACGTCAACGTATCCGGTGGTGGTGGTGGTGGCGGAGGCGGAGGCGAGACGAGCGGCACTTCGACGGCGTTTCAGGGCGTGCAGGCGGCGGCCCTCACCGGAAATCTCATCGCCACGGTCGCGGACCTCAAAGAAAAAGCCGATGCGGTTACCGACATCAAAGACGGCGTGCAGGTTCTCAGCGGCGCAGTCGAGGGCCTGGAAGACGGTTTCCGGCGGGCGATGGACGTCGATCTCGCAGACGACGTCGCCCAGCACCTCAAAGAGGCGGAGGTGATCGCGGATAGCTTCCATGAGTCGCTCCAGGACGTCTCCATCGAGATGGACGACGTCGCGGACAAGGCCAGCCACGTGGGCCGTGGATCGGACCTGAACGACTTTACACCAAACCCTGGTCAGATCGGTGGGCAGGACCTCTTCCGCACCCCAGATGACGCCCCGGAGGCCACCCGGGACCTCAGCGATCTTGTAAACGACGAGGATAAGATCCGCCAATGGGCTGAGGACGTGGGTGAGAGTATGGGTGATGTCACCGATGACATGCGCACGGCCGGCGACGCCATCCAGGAATTGGGCGACCGCATCAACGGCGCGTTGGATTACTTCGACCAATTCTCGGAGAGCCTCCAACCGGTCAAGGACCAAATCGACAGCTTCACCGACGAGCTCGTCGACTCAGAAGGGAGTTTTATCGGCTTCGGTTCCGCGGCCCGGAAGGCTGCGCGCAAGCTCGGGCCCTTGGGCACGGCCGCCTCGATCGCGGCCGGCGCGATCGCTACCCTGACCGCTGGCCTGGCCGCCGGCACGGCCGCGGCGGTGCGTTTCTCGCAGGAAATGGGCCGGATGGCCCAACAGCTGAAGGTCGCGGAGGCACAGTCCGGTGCCACCGCCGAATCGATTCAGGAGATTTTCCTCGGCGTCAAGACCTTCGACTCCCAGGCCGACATTGACTCGGTCCGGGACGGCTTCAAAGAGTTCTCCCTGAGGCTTCAGGAGGCGAAGGAGGGCACCGGAGAGGCGAGGGAGGCCTTCGACCGCCTCGGCATCAGTCTCCAGTCGATCGAAGACATGAACCCCGGCAAGGTCCTCACGAACGAGGTGCTGCCCGCCATGCGGGAGATGGAGGACGCGAGTTTGACCTTGACCGCCGAGCAATTGATGGGCGGCGAAGGTGGAGAACGTTTCATCAGATTCCTCAAACTCAGCCGTGAGGAGGCCGCTCGGCTCAACGCTCAGCTCCAGTCGCTGCAAATCCCCTCGGCCGCCATCAGTGAACTCGACGACATGCGCTCGAAGTGGACCTTGCTCGGCAAGAGGGTCGACAAGCTCAAAACGCTCTTTTCGGCTGCTTTTGCGCCGGTCATCGAAGGCGTCGTGCTGCCTGCCCTCAACCTGCTCACTAAGGGCGCGATCGCGGCGACCAAACACTTGGGGCGGATGATGAGCAAGCTCCAGGTCTTCCTCGGAATGGTCCAGCGCTCCAGGACCTCGGTCGGCAATCTGCTCCGGCTGTTTGAGTTCTTCAACACCGTCCAGCTGCCGGACACCGGCCCGGGCGGGGCGGGAGCAGCCGCCACCGGCGGACAGGGTCAGGACCTACAAGAAGGCATCGCAGAGGCCAACAAGAAATTCAGGAAGGCCCGTCAGGACCTCCGCGACGACCTCGCCAGAGGGTTGATCTCGGAGGAGGAGTTCCAGAAGCAGCTGGTCTCGATCCGCCGCTCGTACTTCGAGACGATCCGCGACCTCGACCAGAACACCGATCTGGATCTCAGCGGCTTCGTCGACACGCTTGCAAAGAAGCTGAAGGCGGCCCAGCACCGGCTCGAAGACCTCAAAAACGAGGCTGAGTCATCCACGAGCCTGCAACAGGCCTCCGACGTGAGCCCGGTCCAGCCGGAGAACACGACCATCGAGCAGCAGATGCCCGACCTGGACGCGGAGCTCAATCTCTTCGCGGAGCTGAAGGCAGAGCTGAGAAAGATCAACCGACTGCCCTTTCTGCCTAACGCGGAGAAGTCGAAGCAGAAGGTCCAGGCGGTGACCCAGCGCATCAAGGAGCTGCAGGAGGCAGGCTTCCTGATGTCGGAGCAGGCCCTGACCGGCTTCCTAGAGGACTTGGGCCTGTCGGAGAAGATGATCAACCGAATCATCAACAAGATGCGTCAGGCCGGTGACGAGGCCAAGACCGCTGGCGCGAAGATCAAGGGCGGCATCCAGGACGCCCTGGAGCGGGCCGCCAACCAGACCTTCCAGGCCCTAGGGCAGTCGGTCGCGCAGGGAATCTTCGGTGGGGGCGGTGGGCGTGGAATTGCCCAGCAGAAGCTCAGCCTCTTCAACGCCAAGGATCAGGTCCGACGCCTGCGAGAATCGCTTCGGCAGGGCGAGATCTCCTACAAGAAATTCCAGCTCAAAATACAGGCCGCGCAGGGCCGCATCCAGAAGCGGCAGGAGGCCCTCAACGACAGCATGGAGGGCGGATTCACCAGTGCCCTCGAAAGCATGGGCGACGCCATGAAGCGGATCGGTAAGCAGCTCCTTGCGGAGATCACCGCAATCATTGCCAAAATGGCGATCCTCAAAGCCATTGCGACTGCCTTCAACGTCGGCACTGGAGGATTTGGTGGAGCGGTGATCTCAGGGCTCGGAGGCGGGATGTTTCTCAACTCCAGCCCGTCCGCGCCGACCTCCGGCGTAAGCCAGCCCAAGCTCAACGTCGGCATCACCGGCGAGATGAAGATGCGCGGCGACGACATGGCCGCGCAGCTCAGCGCTTCTCAGCGACGTCAACGTCGCAAAGGCAGAATCAACGGATAGCTTATGGCATCCTACGGAACGAAGTACACATTCAGCTGGGACGATGCGGCGGGCACCTCGTGTGAGGTCCGGCTCCAGAAGGCGGGCTACTCCAGCTCGGCTACCGCCCTCACCCCATCGAAGCAGCCCTTCGAGGCCACCTGGGGTCAGCAGGGCCAGGTCGACATGACCCAGCCGCTCTTGATCAGCACCGCACGCCTGCGGTTCATGGGATCGAGTACCGCGGCGAGCGTCGAGGAGGTCTTCGACTCGCCCGACCGGCAGTGGAGAGTTCAGTACCTTGAAGGAGGTTCGTTGGAGTGGCAGGGATTCCTCGCGATGGATCTTTGGAAAGACAATCCCAACACCCGAGACGACGTCATCGAGCTGGAGGCGATCGATGGGCTCGCGCTCACAGAGACGCAGAACGCTTTCTTCAACGACGATGGCGTGCACGACACCCTCAGCGACATCCTCAGGGCGACGCTCCGTGACCTGCACGACCTCCCCATCTGGACCTCGATGGACTGGCACGCACACAACGCCGAAATCGGCTCAGGCCAGTGCCCATTGGACGTCTACGAGATCCCAGAAACCGCACACAAAACCCTAGACGACGGGAGCGTCGAGAGTCCGATCGGCCGACGCGCTCAGCTGGAGGACATTGCCGAGCGTTTTGGGCTCCAGATCTTCCAGGCCGGCGGGGCCTGGCACCTCCGTCAACGAGATCAGGTCGATGACGGGACCCAGCTCAAGAGGTGGAAGATGGGCGTTTCGGAGCTGAGTTTCGGCGCCTCTCCCACGACCGACGACATTACTGCCTCCCTCCCATTTCAGAGCGCGCGCACCGAGAAGCCGCGCTCGCGGGTGGCGCGTCTGCGGAGCGTCAAGTCCACCTACTCCTACAAGGATCTGGGCGAGCTCATCAAAAACGGGAGCTTCGAGAATGGCAGCGCCGGGTGGACGCTGCAGGGCGACTCGTCGGTCAAAGACTTCTCGGACACCGATATCAGCGCGACAGAGACGCAGTCGGACTCTTCGCTCCTGCGTGTAGACCCAATCGATCCCACCAAAAGCGCCGACAACCGCGACGACAGCCTCAACACCACGGCCAAGCAGTACGCACCCGCGCTTCTCCACGATGCAGGGCCGCAGGCCTCGCTGCGCGTGCAGTGGGATATGGCCGCGGTGGCCGGCGCGGAGAACAGGACCAATATCGCCCTCGACGACACCTACTACATCCAGGCGCGAGAGCTGACAGTCAAGGCTGACACGCAGGCGACCGAGGACGAGGGCGAGATCCCGCTCAAAAACGCCATCCCCGGCACCGACGGCACGCGGGTGATCCCGCAAGGGCAGCGCCTCCACATGATCCCGCCGGGAGAAGACATTCCGCCCTCGGATTATAAGAAGAAGATCAGGGTCGAGGAGCCAGCGGAGGCCGGCGACGACGTGCTCATCGGATCCCTCGACGAGTCGATCCAGAAGGACGCGACGATCGTCTACTGGGTCTGGTCCGACACCGAGCAGGTCGTAAACGAGGGCACGACGCAGGAGCGCCGCTACTTCGGCCTCTTCGACGCCTACACCGAGTATCCAGCGGTCCCGACTGGCCAAGATGTCTTCATCCCACAAGAAATCCGCGTGCCGTTCCACACGCCTTCGGGCAAAAATCTGGCCGGCAAGGAGCTCTCCGTGGCGTTCGGCGTCCGCGGCGGGTCGACGGACCAGATGTATGTCGATCACGTCTCTGCCCTGCATACGAAAGGAGGCGATAAGATCGAAGCCACCACCTACATCTCCACCGACGAAGACCAGTTTGGGCGGAGACGCGAGATCACCCACCGCGTCGGCGCAGGGCCGACGGCGAGTCACCCACGACGGGTTTTCGATCCAGTCGGCGGCACGGACCTGCTCACCGGTTGGAAGCCCGCGCCCTACGCCTCGGGCGAGAGTTCGACGGGCAAGGGCCTGGAACAGCTGACCGCGGAGCAGTGGATGCGCCAGCGGCGTGACACGCTCGACCGCCGGACCTTTCAGTTCGAGGCCCGCGGGCAAGAGATTGGCCCGCAGCACGTCTACCAGCTGGGCGGCACTGCCTACACGCCGACCTTCGTCCGGTACGTATCGAGCTCGTACGGCAACACTGGAACCATCGAACTCACGGAGGCGAAGGACGCGGGCCTGAGTGGCCTCACCCAGGTCTTCACGATGGAGTCGGATACCTCCTCCACCGGAGGCGCCGGCGGTAGCGGTGGCACGACCATCGTCAGCGATCAGACGATCGAGGGCGTGAGCTCCTGGGACGAGCTCTCCGGCACGCTCTCCGGGAACATCCCCTTCGACGAGTCCGGACCAACGGAGCTTGGGGCGGACTTCTCGAATGTAAATCCGAACATTCAGTGGACCCGCGACCCGGCCAATTCCATCGCCCTCAAGGTCCGGGACACGTCCAATTCCACCGACCTGTTCGGCGTCACAGACGCAGGCCAGGCCTCAGCTCCTACCGTCAAGGCAGAGGACACGCTGCTAGTCCCCGTGAGTGGTGGAAGCGCCACAGACGATCCCGCGTCGGTAACATCCAACCTCTCCATCTGGGAAGGTGGTAGCAAGCTGGTCGACTCAGCCACGGATCTGATATTCGATGGGGACGCGGTGTCAACCTCTGTCTCAGCTGATGAGGTGACAGTCACAATTGATGCCGGCGGCACGGACTTCCAGGCGGGAGACCTTCTTAGCTTCGACACGTCCACGGACCCGGACACTCTGAACGTCACAGGGTCCTTCTACACAGACGCTGACGCCGTATCTGCGGTCAACAACGAGACGAGCCTGTCGGTCGACATTTCGGGAGACGCCGACACCTTGGATGGCGTTGACCTTGCCAACATCTCCTTCTCCGACATTGCTGCGACACGTTACACCGACAGTGAAGCCCGGTCCGCTCTACAAGCTGGGACGGCATACATCGAGCTTGACAATCAAGAGATGGACGACGCCTTCGGCAAGAATGCAAACTTAGTTGAAACGAGGAGAGAAGGGGTTCTTCCCTTCCAGTGTCAATCATCGTCCGAGGTTGCCTCTTTCAAGGCCTTCTTCAGTTCTGGGAGGTCTTCGTAG